AGAACCTCATTCATTGTTTGAGGAAAAAGAATACAATATAATGAGTTGGGTTGGATTTTGGAGAGCAAATCCTCACAGGTTTGTAGAAGATTATTTAGGAATACATATCTTCTTCTTTCAGAAAGTCTTGATATACCTTATGAATTATACAAGTATATTTGTGTTTATTGCTGCCCGTGGTAATTAGAAGTGTAGTAAATGTATTACATACTAAACCTACAGATTTAAGGATTGCCTAGCTTTATAGAAATATATAGTCGTAATTGGGGAATATCGGTGAAGGCTAAGTCGTAAGATACGCTAATACCGAGATAACTTGCTAAATAACGAAAGGTTAGCAAGCATCGTAGAGCATAGAAGGTGAATAAATATAATCCTTCCAAGAGTCTCCAACACAGTACTTAAAGAGTACTCAATGTTATTTTAACACATTGCCTAACGTAATACGAGGGTGAATATGTATGCCAAGCTATAAGGAAACTTATAGAGCATGAGATAAAAAGCTCATGGATAATACAAACTGATGGGTAAAACATATTTAACAGCAATATTCGCAGTCACAAGATGCATCCTATATCCAGGAACAAAGGTTGTAATTGCTGCTCCTACCAAATCTCAATCAAAAGAAGTTATAACCAAGATTAAAGATTTATATAATGAGTCTGAGGCATTGAGGTCTGAAATAAATAGTCCTAGAGACATTAAAGAAGGAGCAAACAATGCAGGTGTAGACTTCAAGAATGGTTCGACGATAAGAACCGTAGTAGCGGGAGATAACGCCCGTGGTGCTAGGTCTCATGTATTAATAGTAGATGAGTTCCGTATAGTTTCAAGTGAAGTTTATAACAAGATTTTGAAACCAATGGGTAACGTTCCCAGAAAACCGCCTTTTGTTACTAAGTATCCTCACAAATATGGAGACTATAGTGAAGACGGTATAGAGATATTGATGACATCTGCTTGGTATAAGAGTAATTGGTCATGGGATAGATTTAAACAAGGAATTAAAGGAGTTATGGGCGACTATTCGTCAATTATGTCTGTAGCCCTACCTTATCAGTTAAGTCTCTTACATAGAATACTACAGCCAAAAACTGTAGATGACTACTTAGATAACAAAGCAAATGATGAATACTCGTTCATGATGGAGTATCAAGCCTTATTTGTAGGTGAAAGTGAGAACGCTTTCTTCAAGTTCGATGTACTAGATAAAAGTCGAGTTTTATCCAAAGGCTTCGTCCCTCCAAGTGACCTAGAGTACAAGGAAAACGCTAATCGGTCAGTTCCAAAAAATCTATCAAATATCCCTCTACAGGCTGGAGAAGTGAGATTAGTATCTCTCGATGTGGCTCTGATGGGAGGAGATAAGAACGATACGTCAGCCATTATAGGGATTAGGTTAATACCTAATAGTGATGGTGGATACGATAGGCATCTTGTTCATATAGATACGATTAGAGATTCTACAACAAACAAAGAGATTGGTAAGATATTTAAACGAGCTTATTATGATTTTGATGCAACCTATGCAGTACTAGATGCTATGGGTATTGGTTTAGGAGTATATGACGTTTTAGCAGAGCCTACATATGATGAAGAACGAGATGTTGAATATGAGGCATGGTCATCTATGAACGATAAAGAGATGAGAAAACGTTATAATGATGCGAACGCAAAACAGATATTATATACTGTAAAAGCATCAGCTTCACTAAACTCTAGTATAGCATTCAGCTTAAAATCTGCCTTCAATAATGGTAAGATAAAGCTACTAGTAACTGATAATGAAAGACGAGATAATTTAATAAATAATAAAGAATTTCCAATGGATTTAGAAGGAAGACAAAGACTACTATCATCTCACCAGCAGACTACAGCACTGGTTAATGAGTTAATATCGTTAAACTGGAGCCATGGTAGCGGTGGTAATATATCTATATCAGAAGAGTCTGGTGGAACAAAAGATAGATACACGTCATTAGCTTACGCTAACTATTTCGCTGATGAACTAGAACTTAAGAATAAGAGAGGTAGGTCTAAATCTACGCTCAATCCAAAAAGTCTAATATCAAGTTGGAAGTAAAGGGAGGGTAGAATGGCTAAGAAAAACAGAAACAGAAAGAGAAGACAGAAAGGATATAATCAATCTAATGTTAATAACCGTGCGAAAAATACATCCCCTAACCAAACCAACACTCAGCAAAATAACTTCAAGGAAAGGCGTGATTTAAGAAACGTAGCAGATAGATATGCTAAGGCTTCTACTGACGCTGGCTCTGCAATATCTGGTACATCAAGTGTTGCACGTATTGGCACAACTACAAGAGCTCAAATTGAGAACTACCTTAGTGATACATCAGCTAACGCTGGTGAAATAGCAGCTTTAATGGATAACCTATACCACACAAATGGTAGTGTTCAGAAAATTATAGATTATTATACATCTATACTTACTTATAACTATAACATCTATCCTGACTTAAACGAAAAAGATGGGACAGATGTTGGAGCAATTAATTTAGAAGAACAACTATCTGTAGCAAGTGCAATTGATAAGTATCAAGTTGATTTACATGCACCTTACTTTGTGAGGTCTGCACTCATTAATGGTATTGCATTCTTCTATGAGATATCGACATCTAGTGGTGTTGCTTATCTTGAATTCCCAATCAGTCTATGTCGGATTGTTATGGTAGAAGATGGGGTATATAGATGGGGAATTGATGTTGGTAGTATTAGAGCAGCAGATATAGAAGATGTTAAAGATTTTCCTACCGAGATTAGAAATGCTATAGAGTCTGGTCCACAAGAAAACAGTAATAAGTGGGCTGGAGATTATTATATCGTAGGTAATAAAGGATTTGCAATTACATTTGATATGTCTGTTATTAAGAAAGGCGGTGTAGCGGTATCGCCGTTCGCATCAATGTTATTAGATTCATTAGAAATTGACAAAGCTAAAAGTAATGTTGACATTAAAGATGATATGGATGCAGTTAGAATTGTTCATGGTAAGATTCAAACAGATACTCAAGGAGTTCCTATGATAGCCCCTGAAGAGGCATCAGAATGGATGAGAATCTTACGAGGAGCATTACCAAGAGGTGTTGCAACAGCTGTAACTCCATTTGATTTAGAAAACATCAACTTATCAGGTTCAGGGAATCAAAGTGCTTATAGCACAGTAAGTGATTCTCAGAAACAACTATTCTCTTCAGCTGGTGTGCCAAATGCTATGTTTGGTGCAGATACTAAGAGTAGTAATATTGTTAAAATCAGTGCTCAGAAAGATGCTAACTGGGCATTTGAACACATTGTACCAGCAATAAATGCTTATTACAATAGTGTGATGAAGAAAATAAAAACAAATTCTGGCATCAAGTGGAAATTTAAGATGTTTCAACATAGTAACTTCAACAAAGATGAAGACTTAAAACACTTAAAAGACGCTATATCCTTTGGAGGTTCACGAACTGACTACTTAGCAGCTCTAGGAATGTCTCCACTGGAAATATACTCTAAGCTTTCATTAGAGCAAAGGGTATTGAATATTGATTCTATTATGGTTCCGAAACCTACATCACATACGTTGAGTGGAACATCTTCCGATGGAACTGGGAGACCTACAACTGATAATCCTACGGATGACACTGATAGAATAAACGACTCACAGTAGAAGGTGGTGATAACATATTGAATAATAGAAAAGAAGTTGTAAAGGATAAGGTAACACTTCCTATGCAGACATACGAGCTAATGGATGATATACGCTCTCTTGACGACAGATTCCGAAAGGTTAAAATATTTATCGCTCATACTGGAGAGAATTTAAACAACACATCCTTTAGCCTTGAATCGCTAATACACTTAGCCCAATCTTTAGCTCATGTCCCAATTGTTGGATGTATTAAAGAAGGAGAAGAAAGTATTTATGATTTCTCTGGTCACGAAGAAAAGATTACTATTACTAGTGATGGTATTGATTTTGAATATATAGGTGTTCCATTTGGATTTATTCCAGAGGACCACAACGCCCATATAGAGATTCGAGACGGTAAGCAATGGTTAGTGGCAGAAGGTTTCTTATGGACTAAGTTTAATCAGTCTATAGATATTTTCGAAAGTAATAACGGTAAAAAATCTCAATCTATGGAGATTGAAGATGTTTTAGGTTATGTAGATGACGAAGGTGTTTTACATATTGAAGAAGCTGTTTTTAGTGCTTTATGTATTTTAGGTAATGATGTAGCTCCTGCAATGACAGGTTCTACTATTGAATACTTCAGTACCAAACATACATTTAAAGACTATGTAAAAGAAATGGCTTTAGAGTTTTCAAAAAGAGGAGATGATATAGTGGATAAGGAAGAAATCAAAACTAACTCAAATGAAGAGTTAGAAAAAGATGAACTCAAAAAGGGTCCTGAAACAGAGGCTGAAGAAAAACAGTTAGAGAAAAATAAGAAAGCAGCCGAAGATGAAAAGACTCCTGAGTTAGATAAAGCAAAAGATACAGGTGAAAAAGATGATGATGAAAAATCAGACGAAGAGCCTGTAAAAGCTCACAAACCAGATGGTTCAGGAGACCTAGGTGGAGAAGCTGGAACTGTTGAAAATATTGGACCAGATGGAACTGGCGGACGTACTACTGAAGGTGCACCAACTCCTGGTGGAACAACTGGAACAGCAGGACCAGTAGGAGAACCAGGACCTGCAGGACCTACAGGAACACCAGGAACTACAGGTTTTGAGGCAGAAGTTGAGAATTATAAGAAAGAAATCGCAGACCTTAAATCAGAATTAAGCGAATTGAAACAATTCAAACTTGATATTGAGACACAGGAAAAAGAAAGTATTTTAAATTCTTATGCACAAGACTTATCTAAAGATAGCTTAAATAAATTAAAAGATGAAATGAACAAGTACTCTGTTGAAGAGTTTGAGAAAGAAGTAGCTTATACAATCTTCAAAAACGAAAAAGAAGCAGATGAAAGTTCAGCCAAAGCATTCACTTATAACTTTAGCGATAAAGGAAAAGACAGTGGAGAATTTGGCACGTTAAGTCGTTTATTTAAATAATAAAATACATATAAAAAGGAGAGTAATAAAATATGGCAAAACAATCAGTTAAAAACTATTTACGTCTAGACAAGATTTCTCGTACAGCTCATTCAGAATCAGCTGTTCACGGAACAGAAGCTTTATTGGCTGGACAATTCGTTGAATTAGGAGCGGTACTAGATACAGCAGACCGAGAATTAGTTGAGGCAGTTAAAGCAACAGCAGGAGCAGACTTTGATGCATTAATCGCTCCAGTGTATATCGACAAAGGGTTCTCAGACTTTGATATTCAATTTGAATCAGTACCAGCTGGAGAACCTGGACGAGCTATTATCTTAGAAAATGGTAGCATTATCTCTATCAACGCTGAGTTAGCAGAAGGAATTGCTAAAGGCGATGACGTTGCAATTGGAGAAGACGGTTTAGGATTCGCTCCTGTTACAGGTGAAGAAGTTGTAGTAGGAAAATGTATTGACATTGAATTTGAACCAAACGTTGGGGACCTAGCGGTTATCCGTATCAACAAATAAATCATACAAAAAAGGAGAGATTGATTAATGGACTTAAAAATGAAACAAGATTTAGCAAAACTGTCAAAAGCAGTTTATAACAATCGTAATTTTGAAGTTAATGGCACGTCAGGAGAAGACGCTATGCGTAAATTGGTTTACGAAGCGCTAGAATTAGAGCCAGGAACTATTGGAAATGAATTATACTATGCTTTCGAGCGTAACAAGACAGCAGTGTTTGAGATTATTAACGTTACAGTAGATGCTTTAACGCCTACAATTGTACGTGATGAGTTTAACGAATTAGCTAACTTTAACACTGTTCGTTTAAACCAAAACATGGTTTTCACTAACCCAAACACTAAACTATTCAAAGTATCACAAATTGCCAACGGTACGCAAGACTTAAGACGTCAAAACCTAGTTGGAAGCACATACACGGTAGCTACTGACTACTACGGTGTTGCTGTCTATACTGAGTTTGAGCAATTCTTAACAGGTATGGTAAACTGGACAGATTTCATTACACGTGTATCTGATTCATTTGCTGCATATATCGGACAACGTATCTATCAAGCTTTCTCTGAAGCTTACGATAAAGCTCGTTCACACTTAAACGCAACAGGTACATTTGATATTGATACATTAATTAACTTAGCAGCACACGTAAAAGCTTCTGCAGGTGTATCTGAAGTAACTGTTTATGGTAGTTTAGCAGCATTAGGTAAGGTAGCTTCACAAGTTCCTTTATTATCAGATGCAATGGCTGACGAAGTTAACCGCTTAGGTTACTTAACTACTTTCCGTGGAATTAAATTCATGGCATTACCTGATGTATACGTACCTGGAACAAACGAATTCCTTGTTGATGATAACTCATTAACTATCGTTCCATCTGGAGCTAAGATTGTGGATGTAGTGTTTGAAGGAGATACGTTTACTCGTGAAGAGCAAGCACAAGAACACCAATCATTACAATTATCATTCGTTATGTTACGTAAATTAGGTGTACAAGTTAACCAAGCAGCAGTTTATGGTGTATACCAATTAGCCGCTGAATAATCTAGTTGACAAAATACTAGACTATAGTTATAATACAAGAGGGAGTGTGTAGAGTATGAGTAGAAAAAAAATGGATTTAGATATTGAGGTATTAGTTCAAAATAACAGACGAGGCATTCTTAACTATAATGATGGAAGAGGTGCTCTTATTGAACTCCAAGAATATGGTGATGAAGAGTACGTATCAATGCGTACTCTAAAATCATTATCAACAGGTAGGAATAAATCACTCTTACGAACTTTGAGTTTAATTATTATTGATGTTATTGATGAAGAAGTAACTCTAGAAGATGTATTAGCAGAACTAAGGCTTACTAAGTACTACGATAAAGCAAAAGAAGATATGGATATTGAAGAGGACTTAAATGCTGACGTCATTGATGAATTTCTAGACGATGCCGACCTTGATGATATTAAACGTGTTATGAAAAACAAAAATCTTCGAACATGTGTATCAGAGCGAATTATCGAGAAGTATAAAGAAGGAGATATGGCTCCAGGAGCTGTAGAGTTTGTGCTAACTGATAGAGGGGTTGCAGACCCGTATTCATTCATGGATGACATTAGGATTTCTCAGAACTACCAGCCTTAATACAAAAGTCTTAAAAGAAGGTGGTGAATTATGGCTACAAAGTTTTCTGAAATGTACACGTTGTTTTTAAGCCAAATCACTGATTACGAGATAGGACAACTTAGCAGAGAAGATGTTGAGAAATTGTCATACACCTATCTTATTAGGGGCTTAATTAATGTCCAGGAAATAGAAACTGATATCATGGACATCAACGAACAGGCTCAAGAATTCAACAATGATTTATCACTTCCTGAAAGACTTATCATAGCAAAATCTATGAAGTTAGAATGGTTAAGGGATAGGATTTACCAAGAGGACCTAATGCGTCAGAACATTGGTGATAGGGATTATAAAGCTGTTCAAGGTACAGCTTATCTAGATTCTCTTAGAGTTCTAGCCAACCAACTCCTAGAAGAGATTAGAAGGGACCTCCTTCGAAATGACTGGGGTAAATCTTCTAGCTACAGTAGGTTGATGCAATGATGAATATTGATGGATTTGATATGTATCAAAGAAAAATGGATGTGCGTGGAAGGTCATTTCGAGAAAGACAGTACAAAAACAAGCTGAGAGATTTCAATAGATATTTCTCAGAAACTCTAAATGAGGAACTTGTAGCAGTTACTAACAAAGATAATGAAACAAACATTATCGAGATGGCGTTTCAAGACCATTCTCAATCAAACAACAAACAACTATCTGATGATAAATACGTTATTGCTAGAAACGAAACTCCTATACATGTAGGTGACTACGTTCTATGGAGAGGCGAGCAATGGATGATATTTACCAAAGAAGTGAAAACCATACCAACTCATCAACAAGCTTTAGTTAAAAATGCAAACTATGTTATCAAATGGATAAGAAATGGTGAAGTCGTCAATGACGGAAAAGGATACCATGCCTATATTCAGTCAAATACACTATATACTATGGGTGTTAGTGAAACAACATACCTAGATGTAGTTGACGGAAAGATGACGATGTATATGCAGAACAATAAAGATACTGCTCAATTAATTCAAGATGAGAGAATCGTTATTGGAGGCAAAATATTCAAGGTAAAGTTTATGGATACAGTATCACGGGATGGATTAATTAGTTTCTTACTGGATGAAGATAGGGTTCATGAAAAATATGACAATCTAGAGCTAGGTGTCGCTGATTACTATAGGTATTACAATAAGGATTTTGACTTTACTGATGATAAATTAGAAGAAGATGAAGATTTAGTTGTACCTCAATTAGAAATAGTAGGTAATACAGCTCCTAAGATAGGCTCTATTCAAAAGTATACAACAGATTTCAACGTATCCGAATGGATAGTTGATGATATGAATACAGAAAGCTCTTACTACTTACAGCATAAGGATGAGCATAGCATTACCATAAAAGTAAAAGATGATTACAGGATAGTTGGTTCAACTATCAATATCATAGCAAAAGATGAAGATGGTAATTATGCACAACTTACAGCGATGATGAGTAAGAAGTTCTAGGGAGGTGTAAGTAAATAAATGGCAGTTGAAGCAAGAGGACCAAGGGATGATGTCAGGTTTCTATCTCATGAGAATGATGGGCAGGGTATGAATTTACTAGGTCTATCTAATTTCACTAAATGGAAACAAGAGGCTGTAAGCAAGTTGATTCAAAATGAGAATCTTATGAAGTTAATGTATTACAGTACTCCTGACGCTTTATCTAAGCCCGACCTAACTGAAGAGCAGATAGCTCAAATGGTGGCTCCAGGAAAAGACCAACAGATTTTTCAATACAGACATGTAAGTAATCTGGCTACAAAGCAAACTTCTTACATCTCAATGGAGCTTGCTTACTTCAAACCCTTGGAAGAATATAGATTATTCTCGGAACAATATGTATCTGGTTTATTCTATATTTACCTGTTATCAGATATCGAAATCATGGAGACACACCAAGGAATTAGAACAGATTTAATACTAAAAGAAGTGTACAGGTCATTAGATGGACTGGACTCACTAATTGGGATGGGTAAATTAGGGGTTGAGACACAGCTTCCATTATGGGTTGATAATAACTCGTTTGGAGGATACAGTATTGGATTCAAGGTGTCGGACCTTAAATAATGGACAGTTTTGCTAAATCGTCCATCTTATTAGGTAAACCCATCACATTCATAGATGGAGTAAATATACATGTTCCTACAATTCAAGAGATTATAGAAAGCCAAGAAGAATTCGAAAAAAGTGTTTTAGCTTTAACAGTTTTAACACGTCAGATATTCGTTGAGGCTAGAGAGATTGATAGCATTGAGCAGAAGTTTCCAACTGTTTGGGAACTGATGTGCAATCCACAGCTTAACGTGAGTCTAGGTGGTTTGACTGGTGAACCTGGCTCTAAGCTTTCAGATGGTATTATTAGTGCTATAGCTTATTGGACAAAGCTACCAAATCCAACCAAAGAAGAAGTTGAGAAATATACCGAAGAAGAAAAGAAGACAAATCCTAAGGGTTTTGAGTTCTTAGAAAACAGTGGTAAGATTGTTAACTATGACACAGAATGGATTATTGATAGAGCTGAATTTGATAAGTTTGTAGATATAGTAAAGGTAATCATTGATTACCGTAAGCCAGAAGACTTGGCTCCAAAGATTAAAAGTGATGCAGCTCACGAAGTATGGTTGAGAATGCATAGAAACAAAAAATCTATGGAGAAAGGCAAGGAAATAAGCTGGGCTGATAGGATGATGATGTTATCAGTGAGTACTCCATCCTATATACCTATAGAAGAAATAGGTAAGATGAGTGTATTTCAATTTAATCAGTTATTTAAAATAGTTAACCAAATAGACGCATATGAAATGAGTCTAGGGATTCTTATGTCACCTAAATTCTCAGCTCCAGAAGGTAAGGTTAAACCTCCTAAGCATTGGAGAGAGAATTATAGAATTGGTGACGCTGAGTCTTAATAAAAAAATATACAAAAAAAGGAGATTGATATTATGCCAGTTTATGGTATGAAAGATGCATCTAACTTAATCTTGTTAGATAAAGCGACAGGTTTACCAGCACTTTACATCAACTATGCAAACGCAACAACAGCTGAGTTCTCAGCAGACTCTGTGTATGCAACAGCTAAAGGAGCGAATGCAATTCGCTGGGATAACGCTCGTAACGGTACATTGACTATTGATACTGAGTTATTCGACTTAGGATTATTAGCTATGACAATGGGTTCAGATATTGAAGAAGGTTCTGCAGATGTATTCCAGCGTCGTGATGCAGTATTAGATTCTTCATTAGCAGTAAGTATTGGTAGTGGTTTAGGAGTAGTTCCAGAGTCTATCTCTGTAGTTAAACTTAACTCTATTCAAGATACTGAGCATTCAGGAGAGCCATTGTTCAACCAATCTGCTTCAGAAGCTAACTTACCAGGACAAGTAAGGTCAGTAAGTATTTCTGCTAATGATACTGTTGCCAATATCTCATTCAACCGAGTGAACAATGCATCAGGATATAACATCTTACGTGATGGTGTTGAAGTTGCAAGTACTCAACAAAACTCATATACAGATAATGACTTAACACCAGGTACTCCATACGAGTATACTGTTGTTGCATATAACGACTTTGGAGAAGGTCCAGCTTCAGCAGTAGTAGACGCTAATACAGCAGAAGAAGGAGTTAAAGAGACTACTGCTTATACAGCATCTCAAGAAGATATCGCAGCAGCAGCTGGCAACGAAGGTTCTGTAGTTACTCCAGATGCTTCTGCAACTACTTACTCTTACTCTGCTGGAACATTAACGTTCAGCAATGCTAACGTTGGAGATGCTTACGCTATCTACTACATGGAAGAAGTTCAAGGTGCTCGTACATTAACAATTGCAGCAGACAAATTTGCTGGAGCGTATGAGATTTATGCAGATGCTCGTATCCGTCCTCGTGATGGTGGTGCTGATGAGTTAGTTTACATTCACTACTTCAACGCACGTCCTCAAAGTAACTTTACTTTGACACAAAGTGCAACTGACCCAACTGCATTAAGTATTGTTTTTGACTTGTTCCCAGAGCAAACTACAAATGCCAACGGTGAAACAGTTGACGCTTTAGCGGAGATTCAATTCATCGACTAATTTATAGTTTTATCAATGGGAGAGGTTTTTACAACCATCTCCCATTTTATATATGTAGGCAGATATGTCTAAACAGAGATTGTTAATAGGAGGGGGAAGAGAATGACGAGACCTATAGTAAAATATCTCGACCCAGTAAGTGGTGGATATGAATTCGCTACAGTGGTAGATATAGGAGATTTAAGGAATTTAAATACAACTATAAAGTCAGATATTGTTGGTGCTATCAACTCTATTATATCAGATGGGGTCCATAACCCTATTAATGATGAAAAGATTGAAAACTTAGAAGAGATTATTAACTCATTAAGGGATGGAACATTTAAGATAGATGAATTTGGTTCCATTGATGAGCATTTAAAACAGCAATTTTTAGACGAACTAGATAAGATAAATGAAAAAAACAGAGAAGAAATTCAGTCTGTTTTAACACAACTAGATACTAGCGTAGATGATGCTATTAAAGACTATCAGGAAAAGGTAGCTGCTCAAAATATTATATTAGAGAATGCGGAGAATACTTTAGCCGATGCTAGAGGCACGTTAGAAGCTAAAGCTGCAGAACTAGAAACCGCTAATATTGGTCTGTCTGAATTAAAGACAGAGTTCGATGAATTAGACGGCTATATCTCAACAAATGTTAGAACAATAGATTTTGATAATTTTAATGCTATGGTAGAAGATTACGAAACTGTAGTAACCCAAACTTCAGATGAAGTAGGGGTTGACATGAGTGGCTCTACTTTAAGTTATTTAACTGGTAGAGTGACTGACGCAGAAGCTAATATTTCTGCACAAGCTGATGAGATTACTAGCAAAATGGGCTACGATGAATTTCAATACATGCCAGTTCCAAAATATGATTATGGAGAAAACTTATTATTTGATACGTTTGATTTTGGAGATGCATGGAATGGCAAGAATGGTGCTCAAGTTACACCTGATACTTTCCTATTTGGTAAAGTAGTTGCGTTCAACTCGCCGACAGGATTATATGAAACTCGTACAGACGATTTAACGATAGGTGAGAGCTATGTATTCTCTACCTATGTAAATGTTCAACCAAGTGAAAAAAGTCCGTCTCAGGACAGGTATGAGCCGATAGCGAAGAGTTACGACCCGACAGACTTTAAAATTCAGATTGGAGGAAAATCTTTCAACCCTGGAGTTTATGAAGACCTATCAGGCATCAATGGATGGGTTAGAATCAATCAAGAGTTTGTTGCTGATGCAGTAAATCCAATTATATCTATTACACCTACAGGTGTCAATAGTCAGAATGAAGTTGCATATATGGCTATGCCTAAGGTGGAAAAAGGATTAACAGTAACACCTTGGCAACCTCATGTAGAAGATAATTATGCTACAATATCATCTACACAATCAATGATTAAACAGCAAGCTAATTCTATTACCGCTTTTGTGACAGGCGTAGAAGAATTAGATGATTCGTACAAACAAGCTACTTCTACATTTCAGATGTTGGCAGATGGATTTAAAGCCAATACAGAAGCAGTAGAGGCTTACGAAGATGCTGTTACTAGATATGGAACAGAGTACTCAAATATTGATGGAAAGTTTGAACAAAAGGTATGGAAAGATGACTTTGATGCTGCTATCGAAGATATTAATATTGATAATAGAAACAGGGTTCTTAACTCAGACTTTATCAGAAGCGAAATATCTTCATCAGATAGAAGGTTGATTGTAGAAGATTGGTCATTAAACTCTGATTGGGAAATTAAAACGATTGATAATGATGAATACTTATCTAGAAACAGAACGGGACTAACTCAAAACTTAATTACGTCAGCTTCATCTAACTACTTCCCTGTAAGAGATGGAGAGAGGATTCTGTTTGGGTTTGACTTAATTCATTCAGGGCTAGATAATGATAAGGTATTTGCAATAGAGCTATTTGATATCAGTGATAGGAGATTGCTGAAGGAGGAGTTTTCGTTATCTTCTTTAACTAAAGTAGGCAATCGTTATCATGGTTCGTTCAGTATATCTACACCAGGTGCTGAGAAAGGTAGTGTTGTACTTCAACTTCCTAGAAATGGTAACGTATCATTTACGAAGGTATCATTCCAGAATGCAGATATTGGTTCAGTAGATTGGAGTCCAGCACCAGAAGATAGTTGGATTATACAATCAAAATTAGCAACTTATATATCACAAGTAGAAGATGAGATTACTATTGGCGGTACAGGACAGAAGATAGATACTTTAACAGGACTACTAATTGAGGATAAAGGTACATTTACCTTAAATCCAGATAAGATTGCTACCGAAGTACTTAATAGTCAGACTTATGACGATATGGGGTTTGTCAATAAAACTAACTTTGAACAAACAGCCGATGGATGGATGCAGGAAATTACATCCGAAGGTAGATTAGCAGGGTACATTAATGCTTCTCCAGACACATATCGTATCAGCTTTGATAAGATAATGTTAGAAGGGACAACATGGGCTGATGCCTTAGGCTCTAGTAAGATTACGGTTACTGATAACTTTGCCTTGATAGGTCAGAATGGTAGACCTGTATTAGATGTAAACAACGATGGTTCAATCAATATGAACGTATCATCATTAAAGATAGGCGAATATAATGCTTTAACTACAGATGATAAGAGTGATATCGAGAAAGAAGTTACTGATAATGTTATTAAAACTACAGAGCCATATGTGCATATAGCTTATGCTGATACAGAAGATGGACAAGGGATATCATTCAACCCATCAGGTAAACAGTATATTGGGTTTGCTAAGAGTCACTTACCAACACCATCAGGTACAGCATCAAACTATACATGGTCTAAATATGTAGGTGCTGACGGATATGAAGGTGCTGACGGGGTAGGTATTGAGAACACAACCGTGCGCTATGCTTTATCGACTAGTGGAACAAGCACTCCTACAGATTGGCTGGATAAGATGCCAGAGCCTAAACAAGGATATTATTTATGGACTAGGACTGTAATTACATATACTAACGGTATCTCTTCCACATCATACACCACAAGCTACTCAGCTAAAGATGGTGAAAAAGGTGACCCTGGTAAAGACGGGGTTGTTGGTAAAGATGGGGTTGGTATTAAATCAACCACTATTACTTATGGTGTTTCCGCCAATGAAACTACTCAACCAGCCACTTATACATCTACTGTTCCTACTCTAGTTAAAGGTCAATACTTATGGACTAAAACTGTTTGGGTTTATACGGATGATACAACGGAGAAAGGCTACACCAAAACCTATATTCCAAAAGATGGAAACGATGGTGGTAACGGACTGCCTGGTAAAGATGGAGTGGGTATTTCTAAAACAACAATCACTTATGCTAAGTCATCTAGTGGAACTACTGCACCTACAACGGGATATACAACAACTGTCCCTTCTGCTAATCCAGGAGAATTTGTTTGGACTAAAACAGTATGGACGTATACAGACAATACCAATGAGACTGGTTATTCAGTTGGTAAAATAGGAAATACTGGGGCAACTGGTAAAGACGGTAGCCCTGGTAAAGATGGTGTTGGTATCCAGAAAACAGAGTTGCATTATGCATCATCAACATCTGGAACAACTAAACCTTCTACTGGGTGGAACCTTGCAGTTCCGTCTACAAAACCAGGTGACTATCTATGGACTAGAACGACTTGGACATATACAGATGGAGATACCGAAGAAGGTTATTCAGTATCTCGTATTGGTAAAGATGGAAATACTGGTAAAGACGGTAACCCTGGTAAAGATGGTGTAGGTATTCAGAAGACAGTTATTGATTACGCTACATCATCTTCAGGAACAGTTAGACCATCGTCAGGATGGACTACAAGTGTACCATCAGTAACTCCAGGAAACTACCTATGGACAAGAACGATTTGGACATATACAGATGGAGATGTTGAGGAAGGTTATTCAGTATCTCGTATTGGTAAAGATGGTGATAAGGGTGCAGATGGGACTGGTATTAAATCAGCTGTAATAGCCTATGCAATCCATACTAATGGAACCTCAAAACCTACATCAGGATGGGTATCAACTGTCCCTAGTCCTGAAAAAGGAAAATACATGTGGACAAGAACAATCACCACATATACAGATAATACAGAATCAACAACTTACTCAGTAGCATATCAAGCAACAGATGGTCAGCGAGGAGATGATGGTGCTGATGGGAATGGAGTATCTTCAACGACAGTGGATTATGCACAAACAACATCTGGTACAACGACTCCTACAAGTTGGAGTAAAACTAGACCATCTCCTAAGCAAGGGCAGTATTTATGGTCTAGAACTATAATTAAGTATACTAATGGAACTTCATCTACAGCATATAATACAAGCTATTCTGCTACAGATGGTCAATCACAGTGGGTGCATATCAGATACTCACCTAACTCTAATGGTTCGGGTATGACAACTAACCCATCAAGTACAACTAAGTATATTGGTATTGCAGTGACTAATTCAGCTACAGTTCCAGCTTATACAGGATTTAATTGGAGCAAGTATGTTGGTGAAAAAGGAGAACCAGGAGAACCAGGTCAACCAGGCGGTAAAGGTGCGGATGGAAAAACCACTTATACTTGGATAAAATATGCTGATACTCCAACAAGTGGTATGAACAACTTCCCAGAAGGTAAGAAA